ACAAAGGTCGTTTTGTTGCGGGGAATAAATTAGGCAAAGGGCGACCAAAAAAAGATTTGTGTGCCTCTGATCTTATAAGGGCAAAGGGCGATTCTATTGCAGAAGATGGACGTTCTGAATTACAAATTATTATTGACAAGTTATATCAAAAAGCAAAAGGTGGAGATTTAAGGGCGATTGAAATGATATTTGACAGACTAGAGGGCAAACCAACACAAATGGCGAATGTGAATTTTAATAATCCCGTGTCATCCGTTCAACTTGTAGAATCAAAAGATGTTTGATTTAAAATTTAGAGAAGAAAATTACTTTCCAACACAATGGCAATTTCTGACATCTGACAAACCGATCAATGGATATATTGGCGGATTTGGTAGTGGAAAGACTTATGTTTTTTTAAGGAAAACATTATACAATTTATTAGATAAGAAAAATGAATCTGGATTGTCTAATGGATGGATCGTTTATCCAACTTATGATCTTGCGGAAGAATTGTTTGTGCAACCATTTAAAGAACTACTTGAACAAATTGAAATGCCTTATGAATATAATCAAGCAAAGCATAGATTCACAACTCCCGCTGGAAATGTAAAAATATATCAATTACAGAAGGCACAAAGGATTGTAGGGAGTGAATTGACATTTATAGGATTTGACGAATTTGATATTGAATCATACAAGAATTGCGATGTGGCATTCAAAAAAGCAATTGGAAGAATGAGGGGATCAGAAAATTGCGAAATATATATTGTTTCCTCACCAGAGGGTTATCATTATTTATATAAGATATTTGTTGAAGAAGATAATGAAGATCGTTTTTATGTAAGAGGGAAAACAACAGATAACAAGTATTTGCCAAAGAATTATATTAAACTGCTAGAATCTAATTATGATGATAGAATGCTCAAAGGATACAGGGATGGATTATTTCAAAATTTCCAACAGGGGCAAACATATTATTGTTGGAATCGTGATAAAAACATTCGTGAATATAAGTATGATCCGACATTACCCATTCATATCGGAAATGACCAAAATGTCGATCCAATGTGTTCGGTATTGTTTCAAGTTCATAGCATTGAACCAACGATAAGAATATTTGATGAGGTTGTAATTCGACATAGTGGGGGAAATGAATTATTGACCGAAAGAATGTGTAGAGAAATTAAAAGAAGATACCCAAATTCTAGGGGTTTTTATATATACCCAGACGCATCAAGTAGGGCAAGGAAAACATCAAGCAGACGGACAGATTTCCAAATTATGAAAGATGAGTTTGAAGGTATTGGGGAGGTGTTAATTGAAAGAAGAAACCCCCCTGTGGTTGATCGGGTGAACCTAGTTAATAAGATGATGGAATCATTAATTGTTGATCCATCTTGTAAAATTATGATAAGGGATTTTGACCAGGTTACAAACAAACCCAACACTCGTGAGATCGATAAGGGGAGTAATAAAGAATTATCACATATTTCCGATGCGTTGGGGTATGCGTTAGTAAAATTAATAGGAATAAAAAAACATAACGTGAGGGCATTACAACGATGAGTAAAGCAATTGTATTAAAAAGCAGATATGATGCACAACAACAGGAAAAAGATGAGTGGACACAAAAGAGATTAATGGCTCTCGATTTTTATCAAGGAAAGACAGATGAATATGTATTGAATGAATACATTGGTTCTTCAAGGGATAAAATCACACCCTCCCAATCTGGTATCACTAAACGGATTATTGATCGAACATCATTGGTGTATGAGCAAACACCAAAAAGGATTGTGACGGGTAACAGATATGAGGAGTTTATTCACCCCAATAAAAACCAAAGACTGCAACGATTTGAAAGACTTGTTTCATTGCTTGGTTTAGTAATAATCAAACCTTGTTGGAATGGTGAGCAAATTGAATACCATATATTAACAGATTTCGAGCCAGAATTTGGTGATGATCCATTGAAACCAATCGCATATTCATATCCATTAGCAACAAGATCAAGTGTATATGATGACACAGAAGAAACTTGGATGTATTACTCTGATACTGAAATGTTTAAATATACCTCTCATAACAATCAAAAAATGTATTCAGAAGAAAATCCAGAAGGTGGGAATCCATATTTAAAAATGCCCTTGATTCCTGTTTTTAGAGATGGGAAACCAGATACATATTTTCTTGATACAATTGCATCTGATACATTAGTTCGTGGACATTTAAAAATCTGTGATCTATTAACTACCAAACATCAAAATCAAAAGTATCAAAGTTTCGGAATGATTGTTGCATCTGGTGAAATGGATAATAATTACCTAGAAATTGCACCCGATAAGATCACAAGAATTGAGGTTGATTCTAATATCCAAATATTATCTCCACCAGATACATCACAAAGTATTGATGCAAGTATTCGAACAATGTATAAAATGTTGGCTCAAGATTATCATTTAAGCACATCATTTGTTGATGAATCCGAACAAGCATCTTCTGGTATATCATTAGCAATTAGAAATGCAGAATTAAATTCAAAACGCAAGAGTGATATTTCTCGCTATAGGGCATTTGAACACGAATTGCACGAAATGGAAAGACTTATCATTAACCACCACACAGGGGTTGATATTGGTGAACTTGAAATGGTAGATTTCGGTGAATCGGAAGAAGTATATTCACCAGAGCAACGCAGAGCATTGGAGAAGGAAGATTTGGCAATGGGAATCAAGGATTTGGCGGATATAGTTATGGAGAGGAATCCAGATATGTCAAGAGAAGATGCGGAAGAATATCTTGCCGAAAGAAACAAATCAAAACAAGTGATTAAACAGAAGTCAGACACCCCAAGCAATATATTTAAAATTGGCGAGTAAAGTAGAAAAATATCTTGACCGCATTGATTCCTTGAAAGATGTGGTTGAAAAGAATAGCGAAAGCCTATTGAAAAATATAGATTTAAATAAATTAATGGCAGAACCTCGCAAATATTTAAAGATATATGCAAAGGCATTTTATGAGGCACATTCTCAAGAGATGTTGAAAGCAATATCAATTGGAGAAAAGCACGGAAGGGATGTTGTAAAATGAAAATGAAATTGGTGAAAGAGAGTTTTGATTTTAATAATGTTCCAAATATTCACAAACTTGTAAATCGGGTTGCACAGATCATTGTGAAGGATGTCAAAGATGGTGTTGAAAGAGGTGTTGATATAAACGATCATAAATTTGAACCATTAAAACCATCAACGATAAGGGCAAAAAAAAGCAGAGGATCAAAAACACCAACAAAACCTTTGCTTGATACCCACAGGATGGCGGGAAAATCTAGTGGAAAAGGAATATATTTAGATCAAAGAGCATCAAAAGGGAAACACAGGGCAACAATAAAGATTCCCGCAGATCGGCAATATGTTGGCGGTGTGCATAATGAAGGACTTGGAGATATGCCAAAACGTGAATGGTTTGGCATCTCAAAAAGGGCAGAAAATAGTGCCGATAAAATGGTGAA